TTGGATTAAGTGTATAATATTTTTTGGCAAGTTCATATAAATCGTATTTTCTACATCCTGCAAAGAATGAATCTAAAATACTATCAATTCTTGGTTTGTTTGTTTCGTTTGCTAACACCTTGTTAACAATAACATTTAACACTGAAGGATGGTCAACAACAATATCCCATGTTAAACTACCTGTTCTACTTGTACTTTTGTAAGTATAAATTGGTTCAGGTCTTCCAAGGAATTCGTTTGGATTCCAGTTAGCCTGTACTGATTCGTTGAATGTTAAGTTATATGGTGGGAACCACATTACTCTACCTCCATTTGGTCCTCGTTCACAAACCGCCAAGTCTGAAACCGCAAAACCTGGTGTGTTTGATGTTGCCCATGCCAAGTTCTCCAATGAGAACATATATTTTTTAGCATAAGCATTATTCATCGTACCAATAATGTTAGTTGAGTCTTGTCCTCCCTCTTGTTTGTTTGGTGCAATATTAAGATTATATGTCTTATCTAATACAGACCACGCAAATCTTCTACCTTCAGTTGTAATACCATCGGTTTTTTGAAGGTCATTATATTGTAAATAAGGAATATCTTTGGCAAATACACGACAATATTCTGTTCCAACCTCTTGTCCGATTGCTCCAACATAACTTAAAACTCTTGAACCTTTTGTCATTTCTTTGTACCCATCATGGAATACTTTACTAACTTGGTCAATCGCGTTACCCGCATGTTTTAGACGGTTACCACCTTGTGGTTGGCTATCAATTAATCTTTGGGTGTCATCTAATATAGAACCTTCTCTAAAAGTTCTTTCAGTGGACTCTGTTGAGTTGTATGATGATGGTTTAAAGTCTTCGTCATTATTTGTGATTTCACCACCAATACCAACTTTTTTACCAGCATTACCTTTGTATTTTGGTGATACCCATGTGAATCCACCTTCAATACCCCCACCATTACTATAAGTCGGTCCGTTAGCACCAAGTCTAATTTCTTTACTTGGTCCTTCATATAACTGAGCCAACTCTTCGGGACCATAAACAGGTGATTGTACTTCATTACCATAAGGGTCGTTTGGTAATGAACCTGATGGTGAAAAAATTCTTGATGGTTCAGATGTTGTTGAACCAATATAATAATTGGCGTTGTTTGTGTTGGTTCCAACCAAAGCTCCACCCAAACGGTCGATTAATGTTCGGTCGTAACTTGGCTTGTATCTGTTAAAGTTAATATTCTTAAACAATAAAGATTTTTGACCTTGTCCTGTATTTTCAAAGAATATTTGGGAACCTGTCTTACCCGCACCTAAAAGATTACTAATAAGTTTACCACCCGCAGCTAATGGATTACCCAATAGAGCTTGTTGGATTGTGGTTGGTTGTGGTGGATTAACACTTGGGTCCCAATAAGAACCTGGTATAGTTGAGAACGGTAATTGACTACCTCCAAGACTTAAGGCAAATTGAGCTGCAGCTCCCAACGGATTGTTTGGTACCGTAATATTATAGTTTGGTTCAATTATCGGAACATTACCAGTTAAAATATTAACAAGATTTGTACTACTATTAACATTTAAAATGTTGGCTCTACCAATAGTTTCTCTAATGATTGCTCTACCAATTCGGTCTTGAAATTCTTTCTTTAAAGTCTTGGCACCTAAACGAGCAATAAATGAATCTGAACTCAATAACCCATCACTACCAAGTGGGTCAGGATTTAATAATATTGATACCGCACGATAAGATGATGGTGTAAAGGTATAATATGGTTGTCCGTTTGGTGGTCTGTCTTGGTCAGGTCTAACAGTTTCTAATGATGAAACCGCCTCACCCGCATCAAAATTATTCGGACTTGAATAAGCGTTTAATGGTCTCCATATTTGAGTTGCCGCAAATCCCGTATCAACAATGTGAGCATCTTGTTGACCTGGTCCATATTCACCCTGATTAGAAGTTGTATTTAAGTTTCCACTAATGTCAGGAGCAAATTCATATCCTCCTTCATTACCCCATCTGTTAAGAGTATATTGTTTGTCGGCAAAAAATGTTGTATCAATTAAAAAATCAGGACTGTCAATAACAGAAATGTCTTGTTGAACTACTTCATATGTTATTGGCGGGGTCGCAGGACTAGGTGATTTAGCATAAGGTACTAAATTACGAGTCATCAGTTTTTTTCTGAATCCTTCAGTACTAATATAATCTAACGGACTACCCATTTATATGTTTACTAATAAATAGGTTGATTGAGTTTTTTTTATCATTGATAAGTTGGAACACCCGCACCTTTTGTATCTTTTCCAAGAGTTGCAACATATTGTTTAAATCCTTCACTATTGAATATTTGAGTTAATTGTTGTTGTGTTAACCCATTAGCTCCAACAGGACCATCTATAGTTATTTTAATATTACCCGTTACGTTGTTTGTAACATTAGTTGTTTTTGGTTGAGTTGTTTCAATTTGTTTTGATGCCATTTTAGATTGTAAAGTTTCACCTAAAACATTTGACTCACTTAGAGGTTTTACTTGAGCCTTTTGTTTAACCGCCTCAACCGAAGACTTTAACGGTGAACCAAGTGCTTCCAAAGTTTCATTTGCAAATGCCCTAAATTCTTTTTCAATTCCACTACTTCCTTTAATATTTTTAGCACTGGCCTCTAAAATACCTTTAAGAGCTTTCGTTCCACTTTCACCCAATGAATTTGCTCCACTAATAACACTATTTTCTAATTGTTCAATTTTTTTAGTAAAATCGGCGTCAGAAATTTTACCAGCGTCTTTTGCGGTAAATAAATCTCTCATTTTATCTATCGCTCCCGTAACATTTTCAGTAATTTTAGCACTCTCAGGAATTGCCTTATAAACGTCTTTTGATAATTCTCTTAAAATTCTGTCAGCTCCATAAATGTTTTCACGAACTACAGGTGTTGCCGCAACACCATAAGCAACTTTAGCTGCAATCGCTTTAACATTTGCTGCCATATCTTGTGCAACAGTCAATTGACTTGATTGAATGTCTTCAAGAGTTTTTGGTCGATTTTCTTCTCTTTCTTTTAGAGCGTCAAATTGTTCTTGAGTTAACTCACTTAGTTTCTTTTGTTCTATAATACCTGTTTGGTCATTTTTAAGTTGAACCACATATTGTCCATCTTTCATTGTTGCCATATTTGCCAACAATTGTTTGTCTTCTTCTTTGTCAAACTGTATTTCAGGACTTATATTAGATATTCTTTTATCTAAATCTGCGGCGGCTAAAGCAGCTTTACTTAAAGACCCCGCAGACATACCAGCTTCTTGTTCAATTTCTCTCAACATTAAGACCCCTTGAGGATTTATCTTAAATGTTTGTGTTTTTTCATCAAACTCTGTAAATTGTTTTGACGCTTTAATAATACTATCTTGTAATCCCGATGGGTCTGTTAATGATTGATTCATTAATGCAAACGGGTCAGTTAAGTTTCCAATAGATACACCTAACCTTTGTAATCCAGCAGCGGTTTCAATAGCCCCTTCAGGTGTTAAAACTTTTTCCGCAAAATTAAATGTTTCTTGCATGTCCAATCTTAACATTGATGCTTGTGCCGCCATTTTTGCTAAACCTGCAACACCACCTTCAAACTGATAACGGTTCATTTTGGACATGTTAGCATTAACATCCCCCATAACCGTTTTAGAGTTCAATCCAACACTTTGAATATAATCAATAGAACTTTCTAAGTTTGTACCTATTTGAGAAGCCTCAATACCTACGGTAGCAAAATTTTCAACCAATGTTTCCGATTCTATACCTAATATTTTACTAGCGGCATATAATTTTGAAACTTGTTCTTCCGTTGCAATTACATTTCTTCTTGACCCCTCAGCAATACCCTCCATCGTGGCGGCAGCCGATGCTGCATCACCACCTAAACGAATTACTCCAGCGGCAGACCTAGAAATGGCGTCTCCCAACTCATCCATTCGGGTTCTACCCATTACAAATGTTTGGTTCAGTCTTTCAGATAAATCAAACATGGTGTCCATAGCCTTGGCAGCTTCCTCAAGAGGTGATGCAAGACTTTCAACACTTTTCTTTAACTTATCGATTTCTTCTTTTGACGGCATTTAAGTTTTGGTTTCTATATAAATAGAAGAAGGACTAATTTTTTTAGTCCTTCTGATTATCTTCTATCCATTTATTGAGTAAATATTTCCTAACAAATATCGGCATCCTCTCAAAATCTTGATAAGAAACTTTTAACAATGTTGTTAGATAATAAAATTCGTCGATTTGACTCTTCCTATACTCAGAAGAAAGGGCGAAAAAAGTCGACCCCAAAACCAACATTCACTGTTAGTTTTTCTCCTGACGGGGCCATAATAGTTTTGTTCATGTCTAATCTTGGTTCATTTTCATTCATAAAATTTCTAATGAATTTAGAATCCGCAATTGGCATTGACTCAATAAATTTAGCAATCTGAGATTTGTCTCTTGAACCATCAACCTCTAAAATTTCTCTCTCCATTCTCCACGTAACCCTTGGAACAACTCTACCTTGTGGGTATGTTGACGCTAATCGATTGATGTCTTGAATTTCACCATAAGTTAATGGTTTAATTTTAATTGTTGATTGTGATTTTGGTAACATGATTGTAAAGGTACCATCTTCACCTGGTTTTTGATTTCCAACAATTGACAATTCATCCAACACAACTGTAGTTTGGAATTGTTTTTTAGTTGTTGGGTCAGTAACATTTAAAGTTATTTCAGGACCAAAAGCAGTATTTCTTAAAAAGATAAGAATTGCTTCAACATCACCTTCAACTAATTCTTCAACTTTAATATCTGGCTCATATATTTTGGCTCTCAATAAAGTCATTGTTAAGTCATTAGACCCTCCCATAAGAATGTTCTCATCGGAAGCAGTAAGATAACCAACTTTAATCGCTTTCTTTTTATTTTTGTAAAATACTCCTTGTGAAGGTAGTTGAACCACGTCGTGTGGTAGTGTAAAATTTTCTTGACCGTAGTCTCTTGCTTGATTTTCCATATAAAAAAATAACCGTAAAGTTTATTAGCTTTACGGTTAAATATAATTACGTATAATTTTATGTAAATAGTATTAGTATACTAACACACATCTATCCATTCTTAAAGAAGCTGTGATATCAGCCAACGCATCTTGACTATAAGATAACGAACCAAAGTTTACATCAGTTAAGAAAGTTCCATAGAGAATCCATTTCTCAACAACAACTCCTGTAGGGTCTAACATTTCAAGGTCGATATCTTTTTTGTAACCTGCAGCATAACCCATACGACCTGTCACCGATTCAGCGTGTAAACGAACCCACTCCATAAGAGCTTGAGCTGCTGATGGTCCAATAGGGTCACGGAACTTAACACTAATTGGGTCCCAGTTAAATCTACCTGCTACGAATGTAGATGTATTTAAAAATTGTATTTCAGTTGCACCAATCTTGATAGACGGTCTTGAAGCGCTTTCAACAAACCATTCGTTGATACCCAAACTTGACGGAAACCTTAAAATGAAACGGTTCTGGCGTTTCGGTTCGTAAGGTATCGGCATTTTCATTAATAAATCAGCCATGTTATTTTAATTTTTTTTTGTTTTTTTTTTGTTGTTTATATCCTATAAATATAGTCTTGTTAAAAAATTTTTCTCTTTACTTTTATTTTGTCGAGATTATAATCTACTTATATTCCTTTTTAACGCCTCCAGCAGTAGAATAAGTCTTAACTATATTATCTGGTTTATCTTTAAAGTGTTTACTCATTACTTCTACATTTCTAACATCATCATCTGAGAATCCAATACTAGGTTGCTCTGGTACAAAGTTATTTGATACATCATTTTTAATAAATGCTTTCTTATTTAATAAATTTGCCATTCCTTTAATATAGGAAACAAAATCCTCCATCGCACGAACTTTAGCTTCTTCAGGGTTGGCAGCTCCTTCTTCATCTCCGAAAGACACTGGATGATATTTGTTGAGTTCTAAATACGACTTGATTAATTCATCGTCAGTCATATCGTCCTCATCTACAAACGTCCTGTATTTTTTAAGGTTCTTAACTAGTTGGTCTTTATCTATACCATTAAATCCGTCAATAATATAATTGTAAACGGCTTGTTTTAAAGTGTTGGGGTTGTGACCTCTTGCGGTAATGATTGAAAAAATTGACCCGTTATTAATCGCTTCTTTAAAGTCATTAAATGCTGGTCCAAGTTTTGCTCTCATCGCATCAACTAAGAAATCTTTATCACCCGCAGTTCTGAAGTTTCTAAAAGGGTCTTCTCCAAACCCTACAATAGTGTCTCCATTATACTCAAAATCTTCTTTTCCAATTTTACCTCTGTATTCCGCAAAATCATCTGTACTCATACCAACTTCATCACCATCTTCAGTTTTTAACATTATCTTTGTTGGCATATGAACAATGTTATCATCCCAATCAAATGCATAATACTTCATATCTGGTGTTCCTTCACCTTTAAATCCCTCTCTAAGTTGTCTTTTCATACTTGGCAAATAAAGGGGGTATGATTAGTACCCCCGTTAAGTTTATTAAATATTCTCAAACGAAGCTCCTGTTGGAGTGATGAAGAATTCAATATCGATGAATTCTAATGCCTTCGTAGGTTTTAAGTAAATTTTACCTGTTAATGTGTTTCTGTCTAAGTCTTCAGGTGAAGATGAAACAGTTACACGGAAATCGTATAAACCTCTATCTCTTCTGATTGAATCCAAGATAGGGTTAACACTATCCAAGAATTGTTGTCTAACGATTTGGTCGTTTTGTTCGAACAATAATCTTACCGCTACTGCTGAAATCAACTTACGAGCTTGAAGTAATAATCTTCTTACGTTCAATCTATTAAGTGCTGTGTCAGCGACTTGTAAAGTTTTGTTACCCCAAATTACAGTTCCAACATCAGAGAAAGTTGCGATAGGGTTAATTCTACCTTGATACAATGTATCTCTGTCAGTTTGTGTTAGTTTTTGTCTAGCTTTGATTGAGTTTACAAGACCTCTTGTGTAACCCGCAGATGCGAACCAAGGGAATGAAATGTTATCAGTCAATGCTAAGTTTCTACAAACCTCACCTGTTGGTGGTAAGTAAATTTGTGTATTGTTTACAGTATCTCTTGTTAAAATCCAAGGATAGTAAGTTGCGGTATAGTTAGAGTCGATACCTGTGTTATCCAAGTTGTCAACCGCTTCTTGTGAGTAGATAATATCCAAAGAGCTTGTCGCATCTGGTGTATACATTTGATAGTCAGGAGTAGTACAGATATAAACTGAATCTGCTCTTGAGTATTGTACCATGTCAATCGCCTCTTCCACAAGGTTAGAGTTGTTAACATAATCGATACTTGCAGTTGCAAATATGTTAATGTTTGTTGCTTCAGGGTTAGCGAACGTTAAGATACCAAGTAAGTATGCGTAGTAGTCAGTGTTTGCAAAATCCTGAGTATTGTTTTGAACAACAATTCTCTTAAACATACCGTCACCTGTTGCGGTTGGATATCTTGAAGATGGTGCAAAACCTGCTAAGAAACCTGATGCCCCCAATTGGAATCTGTCCTCGTTAGTTCTCCACTCTCTGTAGATATCCCAACCATCAAATCCACCCGCGAAACACACAGTGTACTTTCTTGAGTAAATGAAGTAGTATGGGTTTTCTTGAGTTGCAGGGTCTTCTCTAAAGTCTGCAACACCACATTCAAATGCCGTTTGACCACTTGACATTGAAGTGTTTGATATTGTTACAACCGTTGCACCTGAGTCCATGTGGAAACCTTTACTTAATACGTTCCATTTAGTTGAATCAGTTGCTAATGTCCAATTTGATTGTGGGTTTTGTTTTCCTTTATAAGTTAAGAATGATTCGTCAATACCATATTGTGTTGAGAAACCTAAATAAGTTCTTCTTACAATATCACCACCAGATTCAACAGTGTTAGAACCTCCTGTTGGAGTACCAAAAGGTGGGTTAGCAATAACTTCACCTGGATAATCATATTTAGTTTTAAACTTAGGATATGGTGATGGATAAATTGAAACATCTTCATACTCTCTTTGAGTGTAACCGTAGAATCCACAAGGGATTGCATCGATTGGTGCTTCGTCAGCCATTTCAATCATAATATATTTTGAAATCAAAGCGTATTCTCCATCTGAAGAACCAATCTTTTTAGCGATAAAGTTATTCGACGCTGGGTCTAAATTACAATTAGTATATTTTTCAATTACGATAGGATTTGCATCTGTATCAAAGAAATTTCTAACAAACACATCAAAAGACATGTTATTAAATGACAAGTTTGCAATTGAAACTTTAATTTCAGTGTTTGCAGAATCACCATCAGAAATTGATATAAATTTAAATAAGTTATAAACTTTATTACCTCTCAATTCTGAAACCAAAAATGGTGTCTCAGGTGATTGGTATCTTTCCAAATTCCAAGCAATTGACTGACTTGATTGACTTCTTGCGTCAGGTAATGCAATTAAAGTTGAATTTAAACCTCTAATATAACCTTGGTTATAAGCGTAATTCAAACTACCTTGATATGCTTCTTCAACATAAACAGGTACTTCAAATCTTGATTTTCCAAAATTATCAACACCTAAAACTTTAGTTATATATTTTGAAGATGATGCTAATAATGAAGTCTCAAAAGAGAAGGTGTCATTATCTCTTGTAACACCTGATAATAAGAAAGTAGCATATGGTGATGAAGTAATACCTGAGTATTGACCTGTACTTACCAATTGTAAATCGGTAAGACCACTTACTTGATAAACAGGACCGTGGTTTTCACTTGTAGAACTATTACTATATAATGAAATACCTCTTGAACGAAGTGTTCCAACTACCATGTTATTGAACTCTGTATATGCAGTTCCTGTGAATGTATAAGTCTCACCACTTATTGTTCCTGTGTAAACTCCTGTACCACCAGTAACTAAATTACTAACAACATAGTAGAATGAATATCCTGTGTAAGCATTTCCTGAAGAAATATCAAAGTTAGCGTAAAACCATGGGTCATTTGCTGATGAAGATAAATCATTATCGTCAAATGTATTAACACAATTGTAAGGGTCAGTAACCGCAGAGTATGTGGTAACTAAACTGTCGTAATCTGTATTAGGTATTGCACCATACACAACCGAAGTTGTTGCTGACAATGATGGTGTATCAATTATACCACCTAAGTAAGCGTTAAAGTCGGTTTGTAGTGTTGATGTAGAACCGTCATTTAATCTATATTGTGTATTTAAATTAGCCTGAACTTGTGCAGGTAATGAGGAAGTAAATTCAACAGTACTTCCTGATGAGTATCCTGTAAATGTTGCGGTGAAAGTTGTGGCGTTTGATGGGTCACCAATTGTTGTTGGGTCAACATTTGCAATTAATGATAAACTCCAAGATGGACCCGCATCATAACCTGACAATCCTAAGATTCTTGTAACAAACAATTGGTTTGATTGTTGCAAGTATGATTTAGCAATGTATGCCGCCTCATATTTTGGGATTTGAGTGTTATAAAATTTAACGGGTTCAGTTCCACCAAAATATGCTTGGAACTCGTCGTAGTTAGTTATGAATACTGGTTCGAATGCTGGACCTCTTAAAGTTTCTCCAACAAGACCTAAAGTTGTTACCCCAACACTTTGGGCTACGAATGATAGGTCGGTCTCAGATGTGTATACGCCTGGTGAAACGAATACTTTTTGATTTGCTTGTGCTGTTGCCATTATTAAATTATTCTGTTACAGATTTATTTTATTGATAAATATTCGACTTTTGATGAAAAAACTTTACTTTTGGATAAGTATTTATAAACGGTATGAAATAATTCTGCCTTTTTTCTACCCATGAAAACCAAGAAAGAAATAAAGAATATCAAAATATCCCCTGAATCACACGATATCTTAAAAAAGTACTGTGATAAGCGTGGAATTAAGATTTATAAATTTTTAGAGAATTTAATCTTTGAAAAGTGTAAAGAGAAGAAAGATATTTATGGGGAAGATTAAACTAACTTGTTTTCGTATGTTATAAGTGAGTCTTGGGTGTTATCATTCTTTGTTACTTCTATTCTTAAAATGTCGTTTGTTGTGATTTCAATTCGTTGAAGGTCACTACCATAATAATCACCATTAATATACACATCAAATGTGTCCACATTACTTGTTGAAAGTAAGTTCATATTTGCGGTAAAATCAATTCGGTCATTTAAAACAGTATTACCTGAAACAAATAAAAACGGCATTTCAAACTCATCAGGATTTTCAGGATATTTGTTCCTTCTTTGTTTTCTTGTTGAAGTATCAAGTTCAATAAGTTGAGTAACTCTTTGAATTGCGGGTTTTACTTCAAACTCATCTTCGTCAATTAAATAACCTAACATGGTAAAGTCATAACTCTGAACATAATACTTTCTTGAATCCATATTCATCTGTGATTCATCCGATACGTTGTTCATAATAATTGGAACATACTGACCCTTGATAAAAGTATATGCCTGTCTTGATGAAAAAGTTTGCATTACAATTTTATTTAATTGATTCAACTCTCTCATTCTGTTACAAATGATTTTAACTTGATAATTGATATCAACAGGAACAGGTTGTGGTATTGTGTAGATATCCATACCTTGTTCGTTTCCGTTCCATGTTGGAACTGAGGCATAATAGAATTGTTTTCTATTTGGAATAGTATATTGAAGTGATGGGTTTGTACCATACTTAACTTCAGGTGTTCTAACTACAGTAATAAATGGTGGTGCGGCATTGTAATCTAAATCCACAAACTGCCAAGTTTCCAAATACTGTGTCCAGTTTTGAGTTGTAATGATTATGTCCAACATAGGAACGACTTTACCTGCGGTTACAACTTCAAGTTCTGTCTTAACAAAATCAAGCATACCCCTATCCAAATCCGCATGTAATACAGATTTTGGTAAATAGGTTCCATCTTCTTTAATATATTGTAAAAGTTCTTCTCTACGTTCAGATAAAACTTTTTTTGGTACTAAAGGTAATGTTGGTTTAACTACTGTCCTTGGTAATGGCATTTATTCTTTTACTACAAATAGTTTATTTTGTGAATTAATCATGTCAACTTCTTGAGCTCTATAAACAGGTTCTTCACTTTGTTTATAAACAAATGAATCATATCTGTATGGATTATAAGTTACAATCATATCTGATGGTGGATTCGGAATGTCATCACAAGGATATTCACAATAATCTAATAATTTTCCAATCACAAATGCGTGAACATTTTTTGACTTTTCTGAACGAACTTTTTCTTTACCACCTTTTCTAACTCTAAACTCAACGTCACCTAATTTAACATAGTCTGCATGCATAATAACTTTACTGTTGTATGTTACAGAAAATGTGTGTTTGTGTAAATTGTAATACACCATTACTTTTTTACCCAAAAATAAATTATCGAATTGTGATTCAGTTATTATTACTTGCATTAGATTCCTTTAAATTCATTTTCACTTACCCATGTTGCTGTAATCGTTCTATAGAACGGTTTGTATCCACCATAAGTGTGTTTATTATCAGACCTAACATATCCGTCATCACTAACTGAATAATATCTAACTCTGTCTTCAGTTTCATAATATCCAATATAATCACCCATGAATATTTCAACTTCCAAGTCATCAAGTTGTTTTTGATAAATTGAAAATTTCATACTTCCTGGCTCTTGAATCTCAACTCTTGAATTACCATAAAATTTATTGGTCGGAGCCATAACTTGAACCAATCCTTTTAATTCGACAGGTGCCATAAATTGTACCCCATCTTCAACCACTTCACCGTATACATTGTCTTTCTTTGTTTTATAACGGTCAATACGATACAATACGATTGTGAAGTTCATATCACCCTCGAGCCATTCTTGACCCATACCAATATCAAGGTCAAAATCTTCACCACCGAAGAATTTACCCAATCTTGTAATTGGTACCAATTTTTCTGACGTTTGTTTCATATATTGATAAATACTTAAACTTTTACTATATTTAGTTTATAATTTAGTAATTTAAATGAGTGATGTTAGTTTAGAGTCAAAAGCGATGTCAATTCTTGAATCCTATGAGGGTGGCAACAACTATATTTTGGAATTAAAACGTAAATCACAAATCAATAAAAAGTTTTATCCGACACGAAGTCAATCAGATTACATTATCAATTTCCACAACAAACAACCAAAGGTTGCTAAGAAGTGGGTTATACTTGACGCTTACTTCGCACAGAAATTAGCTGACGACAAATTATATACCGAAATACCACAAAAGGTATGGGTTGAGAAGTTATTGGCGGATAAAGAAAAGGCTTACCACATTTGGGGTAAAGTTTTAGACAAAGAAGAATTCCACGATTTTTGGTTACCAAAGGCGGCAATCATCAAAGACAATTCAGTTAAAGATGTTGTAATTGATTATTCAAAGTATTCACATCGTCCACCACTTGACCACCAAAAAGAAGCAATTCAAAAATTGGTGGAGAATAAAAAATTCATCCTTGCCGATGATATGGGTCTTGGTAAAACAACATCGACAATCATTGCGGCATTAGAATCAGGTTCAAAAAAAGTATTAATCATTTGTCCTGCAACATTAAAGATTAACTGGAAACGTGAGATTGAAAATTATTCAGATAAATCAATCTACATTGCTGAAAGTAAAAATTTCAGTACAGAAGCTGATTTTGTTATCATAAATTATGACATTATAAAAAATTTCCATGACCCTAAAAAGAAAGATGACTCTCAAGTTCTTGCTGCCAATTTTGATTTGGTTATTATCGATGAAGCACATTATATCAAAAATGCTACAGCACAAAGGACAAAACTAATTAACGACATCGTTAAAAAAACTGAACGACTTTGGTTGTTGACGGGAACACCGATGACATCACGACCTATTGACTATTTCAACTTATTAAGTTTGATTGACTCACCTGTTGCAAAAAATTGGATGGCTTATGCTATCCGTTATTGTTCAGGATACCAATTTAATGTTGGTGGAAGAAAAGTTTGGAATGTAACGGGGGCCTCTAACCTTGAAGAATTAAGAGACCGAACTGTTGGTTTAACGTTAAGACGATTAAAAGAAAACGTTCTTGATTTACCCGACAAGATTATCACTCCCGTATATTTAAGATTGAAATCAAAATCATATGAAAATGTGATGGGTGAATACTACGATTGGTACGACAAAAACCCTGAAGAGTCCAAATCACTTACCGTACAGTTTTCAAAATTAACAAAAGTTAGACAAATCATTGCAGATGAAAAAATTGCACAAACTATTGAACTCGCTGAAAACATTCTTGAACAAGACAAGAAAGTTATTATTTTCTGTAATTTCACGGATTCATTAAATAAAATTTCCGAACACTTTGGTAAATTGGCGGTTAAACTTGATGGTTCTATGTCAAAAGTTGAACGTCAAAACTCTGTCGACCAATTTCAAGATAACCCAAAAGTTAAAGTATTTGTGGGTAATATTAAAGCCGCAGGTGTTGGTATTACATTAACCGCGGCTGAAGCGGTAATCATGAATGACTTATCATTCTTACCTTCAGACCACGCTCAAGCTGAAGACCGAGCTTATCGTTACGGTCAAAAAAATAATGTTTTGGTTTATTATCCAATATTCGAAAACACAATCGAAGGTATCATCTACGATATCTTAAACAACAAAAAACAAGTCATCGCCACCGTTATGGGAGACAACCAACATCCCGCCGATGCAGCAGAAGAAATACTACAAAGAATTAACGAACTGCGATATTAACGAATAACGGATTATTTATATATAACGGATAATCCAATACTATGAAAAAAACAGAAGAGAAAATCCAACAACTAGAGTTACAGATACTTGAAAATCACGTAACAAAAGAAAAAGAGTTGTTGATTACAGAAATGAAAA